GGGTGGTGGCGAGGGGGAGGCCGAGGATGTTTGAGAGTTCTGAGGAGTTGATGGTGAGGGTGAAGGGGGAGCCAGAGGTGAAGAGGAACTTGCCCTCAAAGGTGAGGTAGGTGCAGGTGACGAGGCCGGTGTTGGTGAGGGCGGTGGCCATGTCGTAGACGCCGTAGAAGCCGGGATTAAGGGACAACGTAGTTGTCCCGACGGTCAGAACCCCAGAACCAGAAGTGAGATTATAGACGGTGTTGGGGACGCGGGCGCTGACGAGATCGACGCGTTCTATATTCTTCATGGGACTTGACAAAAAAAGAGTGTACGAGTTCCCTGAAGGATAGAGACTGATGTCTCTGCTTTGCGAACTGGCAAAGAGGAGGACCTCTTTGGCAGCCATGTCTACTAAGAGACGTAGAACTTATTTAGCAGCGTCCCGCTGCTCGAGAGCGGCGAGCCTGGCCTCGAGCGAATCAATTGTGGTTTGTTGAGTTTTTATAATCGAATGAAGTTTCTTGACGCCATCTACTGCAAAGCAGGATATTTGATCGTAATCAAGAATTCTAAAGTCTTCTATGTATTTACCGTATACAAACACAACCTTCTCATCTATTGTAGAGTCTACTGTAAAAGTTGAGTCAGTAGCTGCAATTATGGTGGCATCTATTTTGTCATTTCCGTTTTTTATAAGTCTAACGCGCTCACCTATCGAAAGTCCGTGATTCGTCAGTGTTATTGTATTTCCTGAAACTGATTCGGCAATTTTAAATACTGAAGGCACGAAATCTTTCATAAAAGAAACGCATTCCGGTAAGACTTTTTCAACTTCTTGTGCTATGAACCCATAACGCTGAAAAGGTTTTTCAATATTATCTATATATGAGTACTTTTTGAGCTGGATGCCATCTATGAAAGAAAGAGAATCTATATTAGAAGTCTCGATTTTCTTAATTCTTTCATCTGAAACAGTGCCTATACTGTTTCCACTAGCGATACACTGATTACAGAATATTCCAACACTATAAAAATTTATACCCGCACCTGATGCGTAAGTAAAAGTGCCTGCAGTGCCAGGTGTTGGTGTATATGTAATACCCGTACCAGTTGCGGTGGCCCCGCTGACTGTATATACATGCAAAGGGAATGTAGGATTCGTCGTCCCGATGCCGACATTTCCGCCAAATGGCTGTAAAATAAGACCAGAGTTAATGAGATTAGGCACGACCGTCTGTAAAAAACCAACACCCCACGTTCCTTGAGAATGGTCATATCCCATCTTGAGATAACCAATCCCTCCACCCGATGGAGCTACCGAATCGCTCAAAGAAAGTTGGCCGTATCCACTATTCGATGGCCCGTTTGTTGAAACCACGCCAAGAGTTGTTCCGTTTATATGAGTTGTAGAAACAGGACTCGCCGTCCCGATGCCGACATTGCCAGTTGATGCTTTTTGAACAAAATTTGCAGAAGTGATCAAGTCCCAATATGTCGCGTAGCTTGTAGGAGATGTGCGAGGATCGGTCGTTCCTTCAATATTAATAAACGTAAAGGTGTTCCAGAATGATTTAATATCAATATTAAATCCGTTATAACTTGAATTACCATATTGAATATATAGGTCAATATTAGTACTCGATGTGTTACTGACCATGAAAACATTCATATCGGCGCCAATAGTTCCTCCAGTTATTTGTGAGTATTTGAAACCCCCAATAACTCCTCTGTTTGTAATGTCCGCCTTTAGATAGGCTCCACCACCAGGGGAGTTGGTGCCGCCCCCGATCACACCCTCGATATGAAGTCCTCCGATATTTCCATAACTACCATCGGCTAGTAAATACCCAATATAACGGAACAGTTTTGAAGTTGTACCGGACGTTGCTGTACCGGCCACTGAGTATATGGACGAGTTAACAGCCCCACCAGGGCCAGTATAAGTAACATTGATTGGGAGACCCCCTGCGTTCTGTATTTGCATGGCGCCTAGACCAGTCTGCGTTTGGGTCCCACCACCGTACACATGTAAGAGACTCGTCGGACTCGTCGTCCCTATTCCAACTTGGCCGTTCGCATTCATAACGAAAGACTGACCGGCTGCGTTGGAAAAGGAGACGACTGGGCCTGAGCCGAGTTGCTGGACGGTCAGGGCGTTGCCTGTGGCGGCGTTGCCAAAGGCGGAGATGTTCGAGGCGCTGAGAACAAGAGGGGTGGATGGAGCGCCCTGATTGTATGTACTCATCTAGGATGAGGAAAGATTAGTTTCCGAAGGGACGAGCGGAGAGTTTTCTAGAGTTCGGCGGAGGTGTTCCAAATAATTTGCCCCCATGTTGCTGCGTTTGTATTAAGCTGAATATTAAAAGAATCCGTGCTCGTGGTATAAAAGGAAGAGGTTCCAGACTGCCCTCCACCAGAAGAATTGTAATAAGAAGAACTGGACAGCACGGGGGTTGTGGCTGTTCTTTTTGTAATCTTGTAAAAAAAACTGCTCGAAGTTGTTTGTGCTGCCCCGCTGACGGAGAATACTATGGAAGATGTACCTATTTCATAGTACCTCTGACAAAGAGCCAACTCGGTCGCGTACGGGCGGTACTCAAAGGGGGTGGCGACCGTGCCCTTTTCGAGCTGGACGCCTGTGATGAGGATAGTGGCTGGGTTTACCGCGCTAGGCTGCCAGAACTGGACGACGAGGCCGTTGGTCGCAACGCTCGTACTCGCAATAGTAAATGTATAGTTAAAATATTGCCAACTACTTGTGAGTAGGAACGACTTATTCCCAGGAGTACACGCATCAGTCATGCTGCTGTATCCCGTATTTACTCCAGTTGGAAGAAGGGGCTCAACGTTGAGGAATCCAGGAGTGCCCACGGTCTGAATAGCCCAGAAACTCACGGTGATAGGGGTTCCCTGATAAAGGTCATACGTGTTGAGTTGCTCGATTCTCTGTTCCAAAAGAGCGGGGCTTCCTCCTACGGCTTGCGCAATCGAGACTGCATACTGGAATCCAGCCCTGAAAGGAACGTTTGTAGACTGTATAACTGTGGAGGTTCCGGCGTTCGATGGGGTGCACCATCTGTCCACAGTATATACACTTGTGGAAATAGATGTAAAAGTCGTCCCTCTCTGCCAAACGTTAAAGTTTCCGTTCACGAAGCGGTTTCGAAACATAAACCCCGTTCCGGACGACACAGTCCCCGCGACAACGGCCGATCCAGCAACTTCGAGAGCTTGAACGGGCGCAGTGACGCCGACGCCGAGGCGGCCATCAGCCGAGACGTTGACGCCCTCGATGGAGGCGTTGTATGTTATATCTCCCAAATCACAGAGACCATTGGGGCACTGGTTTATCACAATCCTGAAGTATGTGAAGGCCTGGGCAGAAGTCACTGTATATGTCACGGCCTGACCTGCACTCGTCCACGACTGCCCGGAACGCTGGTCGACGAGGTACCAGTTTGTGCCATCGCGTGAACAAAGTAAAAACCATTTACTGGGCATCTTTGTATAATTACCGTCACTCGTAAGGGTATATGAAGAAACAACGACTGATGATGGCATTTGAAGTTGGATCCATTCACCTCCGTACGAAGTTCCTGTTACGTCGACTGTGAAATTTGAACCCTGATAAGCAGGGGGGACGTACGAGCCGAAAAAAGTCGCCCAACCTGTTGATGCATTTTTGTCAAACGCTTGCCAAGCCACCAAGCTTCCTGAATATTCCTGTGACGCACTCGCCACGTACGTCCCCTGCCCGTACCCACTGGACAGAGAAGTGGCGTAACCGGTCATGGCGGCTGGGGGAAACGCCAGCGAGTTCGCAGAACTCGTGCTCCCCGCGGGTCCTGTAAATGAATTGACTCCCGCAAACTTCTGCGTGAGGACGCGCCCGGGAACAGGCGCATTCCGGAGGAGGAGGACGGTGCCGTAGGTGTTGCTCGTCTGCGTGACTCCCTGGATGGGTTGGAGGGGGCCCGTGGGAGGTGTGAAGCTAGAGGTGTAGAGGGCGGTTCCGGAGATGATGCGGGCACAGGCGATGTAGCCGTAGACTGTCTGACCTATGGACGTTGCCGGGTTTATATACTGACTCATATACAACGAATAACTTGACGAACCCGTGAGCGAACCTGAAAAAGTCCCCGTGCTCCCAGGCGCACCGTTGAGGAAAACGGTAATTATGTTTGACTTTACAGTGACGGCAACGTGATTCCAAGAATTATACGAAACTGTACCAGCCGTCACGTCAATCACTGTTCCGTTATTGTACTGAAATTTAAGCTGGCCCGCCGTGGTGCCGAACCACCAGCATACACCGGACGCGCTCGGTGATGATCTGTCGAAAAACATGGAATTTGTACCAGTGGGCGATTGTGTGAGGTAGACCCACATTTCGATAGTACCATCCGCCAAGCCGCCGCCTCCGGGCCATAGAGGCGTTGATGCAGCTGGAAAATTCACATACGCCCCGGTCCCTCCCGGGAAGTACAGGGACCCCTCGCCGGCAAAGGGGCCCATAGCCGAGTACGCAACGGTATTCGCGACAGTCACGGTGTTTGAGACGACGTAGGCCGGGATGTTCAAGGCTGAACTCGAAAAGTCCTGCGGCACAAACACGCCCGGATTCGCAATGCCCGTGAGAGACGCGGTCTGCGCGCCGTAGGTGAGAGTGACGGGCTGGGTGACGGTCAAGGGCTGCTGGAGATCGGCGGTGCCGTAGAGGGTCCATTCGGTCAACTGAAGATAGCCCGAGCTGCCCGATGAATAAGTGATAACTGTTCGCCAGTAGGAGAATGCCTGACTAGTGGATACTTGGAACGTGAAAGGGCCGTTACCCGAAGAAAATGCAGGATAATTTCTCTGATCTACCAAAACCCAATTGACTCCGTCGCGGCTTCCGAGAACAGACCATGTACCTGGATTTGTCGAGGTTGCTTGCCCTGTATATGAATAACTTGAAAGACTAATGAAATTGGGCATTTGGATCTGGAACCATTCGCCATTATAAACGGTTCCGTTAACGTCAGTTGTCGAAGCTGTTCCTATGAAACCGTAAGGAGAGCTCGTATTGTATTGACCACCTCCAGTCCCATCATACCAGTAACCAGTGCTCTTGTCAAATAGAGTCCACGCTGGATGGGCCGAATTATCTCCACTCGCGCTCGCCCTGTAAATTCCCCCGTTGATTGAAGTGACATACCCCGTCATGGCGGCAGGAGGCCACGGGAGGACGTTGGACGAGGCGCCGAGGGTCTGGAGTTGGACGCGGCCGTCGCCGGTGACGCGGAGGGCAGGGGTCGAGTTGACATCGCCAATCTCGAGGGTCGCGTTCTGAGGCTGGAGGGGGGTCTCGGCAAGGGCCAAGTAGCTGTTGTAAATCTCGGTGTTGGACAGGGCGCGGTTGTAGACGGCGAGAGTATTGGAGGACATGGAGATGCAGTTGGCCGTGGATGTGTGGTCACAGCCGACGAATGTGCTCGTGAATATGCCAGGGTCCGAGGAGAGAGTGAGAGTGCCCGAGGCGTTAGGGGAGCCATTGAGCCACCACTGAATTGTTGAACCCGAATAGACGAGGGCAAGGACATAGACGGTTGACTGTGAAAGAGTGCCGGTCGTGGTGACTGTCGTGGGAGTCGCCAAGTTGTTGTAGTAACTGAACGAGAGGGTAGAACCCGCAGCCGTGCGAAGGACGGCAAAGGAGTTGTTGGGGCTCGATGTGCTCTGAGTGAATTGAATGATGCGCTCGTTATTTGCAGCGACACCGGTCCAGGAATAACGGAAGAGAATGGTGAAGCCCCTTGTTGAAAAGTTAAAAGTCTGAGGCCCAAAGTTGAGATACTGCTTGAGACCGCGGTCAAAGGTCAAGGCGCCGTTCTGAATGGTCGGGGAGTTTTGGCCGGCGCGGAGGAGGAACTGGGTCGTTCCAGATGAGGATATTCCAAGGGGAGCCGAGGGGACGGTGAAGGTGGCGTAGGATGATGTGGAGCCCGTGTAGAGGCCGGCGCCGGTGGTTATTCTTAGGTCGGCGATATAAACATTAGGAGACGCTCCATTATATTCACCAATTGTCAAGGGCAAACCTGTTCCGCCGAGAAGGGGAGTTCCTTGTACGGTTCCATAATAGGATGCTGCTTGCCCGGTTCCGTTATAGTTTTGTACAACCTGAGTTTGAAGACCGTTTATGAAAATATATATAAATCCTGCAGGCGCGATGGATACGGCGATGTGATTCCACGTATTGGCACTCAGGGGAGTCGTTGACATGACAGATTGTACGCCTGACCCGTTCTGATAGAAGAATGACACATTCGACGAAACATTTGCCCCAAAAGACATGACGTTCGAGTTTGTACCAGGCTGCATAGTACCGACGAGCGTGGGGAGTTGAATAGATGTTGGCGAAATGGTTTGGGTAACAGAAGCGTTCGCAAATGTCTGATAATTGACCCAGGCCTCGATTGTCAGCCCACCTGTGTTCCATTGAGTGCTCGTATAGGTTGCCGTGTTCTGAATATAGTTTCCGACCGTTCCGTTGAGGTACAGAGACCCTTCTTTGTAAAGATCTGGGAAGGGGCTCTGGGTAACTACGGGAACTGAGCCGGTGACGGTAAAGCCGAGAGCGCTTGTGCCAGACTCGACGAGACTATAAGACCCTGGATTCTGGTTCGCGGGAGTGAGTGAGGTGGCCGAGGTGAAAATGAGAGCATCAGAGGGGAGCGAGTGCCCCCTGACGCTATCAAGTGACTGGACTTGTCCGGTCGCGACGATGTTCGCCGAGACAAGAGAAGACATCTACTCTTTGGAAACATTTTCCTGTGGAACTTGTCGGTTTCTGAAGACTTCACGTACAAACGATGGGTCCACATCACCAAGCACCACCTCCTTCAAAAGGTCTTTCACGTCACGCCACGTCTCAAACACAGACTCGATCACAGAGATGACTTCATCTTCTGGTGCTTGGAACCACTCCAGGCCCCTCGCATGCGGTCCATACAATTCACGGAGTCTCTTGAGAATCTTGGATTCCGTGAGGTCTTCACACGGCGAAACACGGACGTACAGGAGAACAGAGTCGCCGGGGTACGCCCTGAGTCGTCTTATGGTCGGGCCGTACTCTTGACCCGTCCGTCCAACTTTGATCACGCCATCAGCAGCTTTCAGGGCGTATATGTAACCCATGGTACCATGGCCTGAGAAAAAAATTGGGATTCCCAAAGGGCGCCTGGGGTCCGTCCCTCCACTCCCCACATATACACATGTATATTTGGGGATTGAATTTGTAAAATTTTTTTCAAGACCAATTTCATTTTCACTCTATACTCTTTTTGGGAATCCCAACAACCTTCCCATCCACCACCTGAAGACCGTATGGTTCGAGGGTTTCTGTGTTCACCTTGGCTCTTGGAAGCATCCGAGCGTCACACCACGCAAAGTACTTGGAGGCGAACTCTCTGATGGGCACAGGTTCCTGAGGGTTCCATGTAGTCAAAAACACGTCCATATCTACTACGTGCTACATCTTTTTAAACGAAATTTACAAGCATATTCTTGAGTTGCGTCTTTCCTGGCCAAGTAGCTGTAAACTCCTTAACCACGTCACGCATACCGAAAATGAAGTCCGGTTCCTTGTCGGGCGTTTGACCTTCCCAGTCCTCGTTCAGGTTCACAAACTGTTCGCAGTAGAGCCAGTTGTCGTACGTGCCGAACCCTTCATAGTCCCTGGGGAAGTGCTTACGCATGACGTGGTTCACAAAGAGTTTGATGAATTCGTCAATCTTGACTATACGTACTGGAGCCTCCTTGGACTCCTTGACCCATACTTCGTTTTTGGACTGGTTCGGCTTGACGAAACATACGTTTGAAGGGTCTTTGAAAATCTGCCTGAAGAACCAAGGCGCCACGAGTCTCATCGGAAGGTCTGACCTGGGTACACTCGGCTCCGCCCACTCGACCGAGTCTAGACACCTTAATGGAGCTCGTGGAGGTGGCTTGGCGGTTTCTGGAGACTCGCGAACAAACTTCCAGCCTTCTGGGCGTTTACACGGGTTCTTACGGGCCCTGTGCCTCTTGAGGTCGGTCGACCAGTACGGGTTGGCGCTGAAGTCCTTGCCACACAGGTCACAGACCCGAGACATCCTTTACTATGTCCTGGGAAAATATTTGGGATTCCCAAGGCGCGTCGGCCTGGGAGTCGGCCCAAGGCGAGTCCCCATAAAGTCCAGCAAGTCCCACAGGGGCCTGGGGCCCCGTCGGAGCGGAGCTCCTCCCGTGAAGTTTGCTGGAGTCTATGAATTTTCAAGTGAAATTACTGAGGAGGAGCGGGCCAAACGATATTGAACGGGTCTGTTTGCTTCGTCACGTCCCTGAGTGCTTGCCGGTACGTGACCCACTCGGCCTTGTTGGGCGGCTCGTAGTCGGTCACGCTGCAGGTCCAGTCACTTTTGTAGAGGAGATCGCTTTGCTGAGCTCTCACTGAAACCCACTGAGCTTGGGTCTTTGCGGCGACTTTTGCGGGGTCTGTCTGGAGCGTGATGACGTTGGACGTAGGATCTTGGACAGCCATGATACATGTAGGGTCAAGACCTTCGGGAACCTCGATGTGGGTCGTGACTTGGGAGTTGCCCCAGTCTCCGCCAAAGCCACTTTGGTTCACGGGGGCTGGGTACGTATAAGGGATCGCAAGAGTCTCGAGGACGACTATAGCAACGCTCATTTACTGTTTAGAGAGGTTTAAAGTTCGGCGTTAAGAGTCACACCAAACCCGTTACCTGAAAATGACATGTCTACCCACTGAGAAGACCCACCACTTGTTGTTATTGCGGGTATATTAACAACTATCATATTTCCACCAGACGCTGTACTTGTGGAACTTGCCGAAACAAGTGTATTTACCTGAGAACCGCTTGAACTTGTGAACACGTTATACGTTCCACTTGTTGATCCACCTCCATAATAAGTTGGTGTTGGGGCTGCGCGCATAGTTGTCGTATAATTGAGTGCAGCAATAATAGCGCCGTTTGTCGCGTTAGTTGTTGTTATCAGACGTCCAACACCCGTAAAATGGGCGCCGTTTGTGTTGGGCATCTCCTGATAGTACCTCTGACACAGAGCCAGTTCGGTCCCATAGGGCCGGAACTCAAAAGGGGTGGCGACGGTTCCCTTTTCGAGCTGGACGCCTGTGAGATGGATGTAGTTGCCGGCGAGAGACGGCCAGTTGTATGAACCCTGTGTAGTATACGCGCTCCCAGTTGTGTTCCACCCTGGCCCTGTCTGAATGACTCCATAAGGAGCTATATGAACAATTATACCACCTGAACTTGTGGAGTTCACGGTTGTTCCGTTTGCCGGAGGAGGAATTGAGAACGTGAGATATTGCCAAATGGTAGGAGAAGAAGTAAACGATGTTATATATTGAGTCTGAGAACCTGAAATACCTATAGTCAAGTTGAAAAAACTTCCCGAGGGGGCGTTATTTCTGAACCAGAAGGAGACCGTAACAGGGACCCCGAATGAAGTGCCCCAACTGAGATCAGAGATGTTGTAGCCTTCAATAATCTGTGCATATGAAACTATGTTTGAAGAAGTAAAGCCGGATGTAACGAAAATACTTGCGTAATTTTTAAGTCCGAGTTGATAAGGGGCGTCTGAAGATGCGAGAGACGCCTGAGACTGTGTCAAGATGCCAGTAGAAACATTAGAAAAAGTCTGAAAGCGATCAATGAGATAAGTGGATATTTGAGCAGAACTATTTGGAACCACGTTCGTCGTCCCCCTCTGTGCGATCCTCATGTCCCCGTTGATGATGCGGTTCCTGAACTGGCCCATCCCGTAGCCCCCGCTGATCGTGCCACCCACGACGAGATCCCCCGCAACCTCGAGTGACCTTTGAGGGTTGGCGATGCCGACGCCAACTTTGGAGTCGGCCGTGATACAGAGGCCCTCCTCGGTTCCGTTGAGGATCCATTCGACAAAAGCTGGGTTATTTCCATTCGTTGCATTAATAACCATCCTAAAGAAATTATACGACTGAGTGGCGCTAACAGGGAATGTAGTGTTATAATTTGTTCCTTGGCCGACTACTTGATGAACAAAGGTCCAATTCAGGCCATCTCGTGATCCCAAGATGTACCAAGTTTTAGGAGTATAGTTATTGGCACTCGTTGCATTGACTGAATAGCTCGAAGTGATTATAGAAACGGACATCTGAATCTGAATCCACTCCCCTGCGTATGAATTTCCTGCGCCGTCTACGGTCGTCACAGTTCCGTTATAAGGTCCTGTGTATGACCCGCCTCCAAACCAGAACGTACCCGTGTTCTTATCGAAAATGTTCCAGGCGGCGCCAGATGTTTCAGTACTCGCACTCGCCACATACTTCCCTTGCCCGTAGGTGACCGCCACATTCCCCGTCGTGTCGAGCAAGTACGAGCTCATAGGAGCCGGGGGGTACGCGTTGGTCGTGCGACCCGCGCCGATGCTCGTTGCGTTGAGACCCCTGCCCTGGATCTCGAGGGTCTGGCCTGTCTGCTGCCCGAGAGACTTGAGGAGGAGCAAAGTGTTGGAGTCCGTGACAAAGGGAGCCGAGGGGACGGTATAGGTCGAACCGGTATAGCGGGCGACGTTCGAGACACGGACGTCGGCGAGGTTGCCATTGATGCTAGGATATGTCACTCCACCTCCAATTCTAAGACTTTGTGTAGGAGTGAATACGAGGTTTGAAGAATAAGGAACTCCTGAACTTGGTGTGGTCTGAATAGAACTGTAAATATTTGAACGAGTTCCGTCATATGTGAGAGCCACATGCGACCATGTCGCCAAAGGAAGGGCAGTACTCGAAGTAATTAGATATGTATTTGAATTAACATATGGTACTCCAGCTGTGTTGATGCCGAACGTCCAATCCGAAATACCACCAGCAGCGGGTTCCCTAATTGCTATATTGGTATTCGTGTAAGAGTTCAAGTAGACCCACCCCTCGATAGTCCAGTTTGAAGCCCAGATGTTTGTGGTCAGGGAAGAAGTCGCCGAGGCTCCGTAGTCTATGTAGCCCGTGCCGTTGAAATTGAGGCTCTGGAGTTGGCCGGATGCGTACGGGCTCAGCGAGCTCTGGGAGACGCCCCCGACGACAACTGGCTGGGCGCCGTAGCTCGAGGACTGGCTCGGGAGCAAGGGTGTGTCGAGGAGGGTTGGAAAGGTGGGAAGAGGGTACTGGGAGTCGAGCTGCCACGTGGTGGGCGAGGCACTTGCGATGAAGTTTGGACTCGGGGTGAAGTTCCCAGTCGAGTAAAGGTTTGCACCATATACGAGACGAGCCTTGGCGACGGCGAAGTTCGGACCCTGTGCATTATTAAACTGACCAACAGTCACGGGATATGAGAGGACGACGGTGTTTGAAGTACTCGGAGCAATGCTCGGGGCGATAGATCCAGCTCCATTTGTCGGTGTGAAACCTTGAGCGGTCAAGGATGAAAAGGTTCCGTTTATTGCCATGTAGACATTCGAACCGTTACTCTGGACAAGGACGTGATTCCATGATCCCGTTGTAAGGGTATTTGTCGATACGAAAGAGTTTACAGAAAAAGAGCCAGAAGAAGTGGTCCACCCAAAGCCAAGAGAACCGGTCGAAGTGGCTCCAAAACTCCAGTTATTTCCAGTGGAGGCCGCGGGATTCATAGTACCGATAGAGAATGGCTGGGTCGCGCTTGCCGTCAAGGTGTTCGAGTTGGCGAACGACGCATAGTTGACCCAGGCCTCGAGCGTGAATCCGACCGCCTTCCAATCTGGATTTGTACCTATACTCTCCGAATAATAACTCCCCACAGTCCCCGGCAAGGTCAACACGGGTCCGTAGGGTGATGTGGAGGCGCCCGGGAAGTACTGTGTCTGGAGGCTCAACTGAAGCGTCGGAGTCCCGGTTATGTATGAAGGTTGTGCAGTGCCGAAAGGGGCATTGGCCGCTGTAAACCCAGATGGTCTGGTCGCGGTCGTGGGGACGATTCCACCCGACCAGATGCGAACATCTGCAACATTTCCGGAGAACTGGCCAGATGTATAGTTTTGTCCTATGTAAATATTAGATGAGGCAAGGGTGGTCGGAATGCCCGTAGAATATTGCGAATAAGTCGTCTGTGTACCGTTTACCCAGATATTTGCCTTTGTAGTGAGATTCGGAGTTAGAGAAACAGCAACATGATACCACGTGCCTATATTCAAGGGAGAAGACGAGGCCAATGTCCCACCACCACCAGCTGCATTAAATTCTAAATAACCACTATTGGTTATATAAAAGTTCCACATCTGACTGGACGTTCCAGAGGCGACGATAATGGGATTAGACGCGAATGATCCTGGATTAATCCAAGCTTCTATGAAAACATTTGTTGTATTTGTCGGTACGAGAGCGACTGATGACCCAGCATTCTGGAAATTCACACAAGAATTCGCCGTCCCAGGTAAATACAGAGCCTGCGTGATCGTCCCCGTGCCAGTGTTTGCCGTAATAGCCGCCGCGTTACTCAGATAATTGTTAATAAGCGAAGTTGTCGTCGTCAGTGGTACGGACCCCGTCACGTAGCTCTGGACTCCCAAGGATCCCGCGGGCACCCTGAGTCCGGTCACGTATCCAGACCCGCTCGCATCCGTCACGGTCGTCACATTCCCAATAAACGATGTGTTTCCCGAGACTGTAAAACTCTCTGTGAGCCCGCCCGGCCCGGCGTTCAGAGCCACTTTCCCGCCTGAATAATACACTGTGGAACCCGCAGAAATCCATGGGTTTGTGCTATTCGTAAAGTACGACCCGACCGGCCTGCACATGACAAAGGTGCTCTGCTGGTTCAGGACCACGTTGCCCGTCTGGGTTCCCTGGAACGAGCACTCGATAAAGTAGACGTTCGATATGTTTGTGATGTTCACAGGCATGGAGATGGCGGTCGTGGGATCCTGCGTGTACATAGGAGCGTAGGTATACAAGTACGGCTGGGACGACGGGGGAAAGACGGCGTCAGAGGTCAAAGTACCGACCTGAAACTGAACGGGCGTGGCTCCCGAAGTGTTTACGCAAAGACTCAACTCGTAGACTCCTGTCTGATTAAACTGAAAGTTCCCGTTGGCCGTGACGCTCATGGCGGTCGAGGACCCTCCGACCGTCCAGTTGTTCGCAGTCGTCATCGAGATCCTGTAGGCGTTCGAGGAGTACACGGAGCTCAGGTTCGACGCGGAACTCAGAGTCGTCAGGAGTCCAGCGCCGACCCCGGACCCGCTCGATACATAGTTTCCAAAGGGTGCAATCTGGATATAGGTCCCGTAGTTTGTGCCTACAGTCGAGCCAGAAGGAGGCGCCGTCTGATACAGGAGGGAAGCGCCCGTCTGGAAGTAGGCATCCAAGTAATAGTACTTGGTAATGTCCGTGACTGTCAGGGGGATGGTGACGACCGAGCTAGGAGACGAACCAGAAGGGAGGTTGGAGACGTAGACATAGCCAGAGGTTCCGGACGAGCCGGGAGGAAAGGTGGATGTGGTGGCAGTCCCGACCGCAATCTTGGACGCGGGTTGATCACTCGCGAGGACAACCTGGATCTGGTAGAGGCCGGCGCTCGAAAACTTAATCATACCGGTGCTTGTGCTAAACACAGTGACAGCCTGGATCGCCTGGGCCGTAAATTGTCGAAGATCTATGTTAAATCCAGAGATTCCTGGACCAGCGAGACCTGTCGTAAAGGCAGTCCCGAGACTCCTGTTCGTCGTGAGGGTCAAGACTGTGCCTTGGGAAGCTCCAGCGGCCGTGGCCGCTCCCGAACCTACGGCGCCTCCGATACCGTAGATGTTCCCCAGAACTATGAGATTCGCGCTAATGTAGATGTTCCCAGAGGCTGAGTTGGACGAAAACATATTTGCTGTAAAGAGATTCCCGACGATCGTCATGTTGTTCGTCACATTGGCCGAGACGACGTTGAGTGTGGATAGACCAATGATGTTTCCGAGGACAAGGAGGTTCGAGGCGACAGTGGTGGTCCCTGTCAAAGATAGGACATTGGTGGCGATGAGGTTCCCTCCGACCGTGACGTTGGCCGAAACATTGGCCGATCCTATAACCTGGAGAGGAGAGGTGGGACTGGTCGTGCCTATACCAATCGAACCTATCCCCGCCAGGTTCTGGGAATTATAAAAGGTTGTTGAGGCCATTACTACTAGAAGCAGCAGAACTTATTTTTGACGCCCGGAAACTTACAGTTCCCTCTAGAACTTATTAAATATCGGACTCAGGCAGAATGCTGGGTCAACTGGCGTCATCGTGCTCAGCACGCCTATGTTTGAGGCGGCGAGAACAACCCTCCCATCAGGCAAGAGCGTTGCGCCTGCGACTCCTGATGTCTGAGCCTCTGTCAGGTTGGAAAATGTGAGTGCGACTGTATCGAACATACCCACGTTTAAAGTGGTCCCAGAAGGTGCGCAAATCAGGTTTCCAGATGGGATTATCGCCCCTCCGGTGAATGCAGCCCCAGAGATTATATTCGAGTACGTAAAAGTCGGGGTCACAGAGACTATGTTTGACGATCCGAGTCCTATGATGTTTCCAGAAGGTGCCAGAAACACAGAGCTCAGGTTGGAAGTCCCAGTGAGTACGTTTGTAAAGTTCCCTCCGAGACCTCCGCTCGTCACGACACATGAGGTGTTGTACATTGCCGAGTTTGATCCTACGCTCCCTCCGAAGAATATATTCCCGTTTGGCAAGAGGAGAGCGCCTGAAAAGTTGGACGACGGTCCGGCGAATGTCGGCCCTACGTTGATGTACGTCAGAGTCGTAGGATTCAAGAGTCCTATGTTTCCCGTGGCGGCCGGGCACATCACGACATTACCGGTCGGGCTCAGGGCCCCTCCGGAGAATGCCGAACCAGTGATGACGTTGGTCGACGCCATAGTCAGGGGGTTGAGCACGATGGCGTTCGATGCAGTCCCGGGAACAAAGACGACATTGCCGTTCGGGACGAGAACGCCTCCACAAAGTCCGGTGGTGACAAAGTTCACAGGGCTGCTCGTATATAGGCTGTTGACGGGGCTGAAGAATCCTACGGACGAGCCGCTTGTGGGGACGAGGAGGACCCTTCCGTCGGGCAAGAGGAGGCTTCCGAACCATGTGGATGCTGGCGTCGGGGCGACGTTGCCAAATGAGGGAAGAGGGCTCGAGGCCCACCAAGACCGAGAGGGCTGAGCAGAGGCGTTCGAGGTGGCGGAGATCCACGCCTGAATAGAGTTGCTATTGGCAGGACTTGGCTGGAGATACGGGCCGCGCTTGAAGACATCCTCGCCGTAGTAGATTGACTGGGCCGAGAGTGAAGCGCTCACAAAGACATTGCCCTGAACATAGAGATTTGTGGTTCCTGGGTTTGCTCCTATTCCTGCGTTTGTGGTATAGATAAAGGTGGCGGTATTGACGGTCGTGACATTAAGGGTCGTCGCAAAGAGGTTAGGGGTCGTCAGGGCGTTTGAGACGTAGACATTTCCTTGGACGTAGAGGTTCGCGGCGGTGGTGACGGTGCCGATACCCACAAAGCCGGATGAAATGCTCGTGATATTTGCGAGGGTGATATTGGCCGTGGTCGCAAAGAGGTTGGGGGTTGTGAGGGCGTTTGAGACATAGGCATTTCCTTGAACATAGAGGTTCGCGGTTCCTGGATTCGTGCCTATACCTACGAAGCCGGCTAAAATACTCGAAACATTTAATAAATTTATATTTGCAGTGGATGCAAAGAGGTTGGGGGTGACGAGAGCGTTACTGACGTATACATTTCCTTGGACGTAGAGGGTGGTCCCAGAGGGGTTTGTGGTTCCTATGCCAAGGAATCCTGTGGAGCTGATGATACTTCCTGTGTTTATGGCTGTTATATTTGCCGCAGGGGAAAAGATGTTTGGGGTCGTGAGTGTGTTTGACGCATAGACGTTGCCTTGGACGTAGAGGGTGGTCCCAGAGGGGTTGGTGGTGCCGACGCCTATGAATCCAGCGTTTCCATAAAGGCTCGTGACATTCATTGTTGAGGTGTTCATCGTAGAGACGTAAATCTGGCTAAAGCCGCTCGTCACGTTCCCTATGGTGGCAGGACCCGCACCGACGAGAATTCCTGCAAGGCTCGAAAAAACACCTTGGACGGTCAAAGTGTTTTGGACTGTCATGTTCCCTGTCGTAGTCACATCACCGAAATTGGTGATCAAGACCATCTCTAGTACTTGCTCAGAATTTATTAAAGTAGGGACTCAAGCAAAATGCGCTCTGGACGGGAGTCTGAGTATCCAGGACGCCGACATTTGCAGAGGTCGAAGGGGTGAGAATAACTTGCCCGTTCGGAACGAGGGTGGCGCCCGAGAAGCCTTGGGCCCCGGAGGAGTTGGAATACGTCAGGGTGACTGGGTCAAACATCCCGACATTCGATGTAGAACTGGGAGCGAACACAACATTTCCGGACGGCAGGAGACAGCCGCCACTGAAAGACCCTGAGATTCGGACATTTGAGGAAGTCCCGAGGTTTGGGTTGATGACGAGGATGTTTGAAGTTAAAGGGACTCCGATGACGTTACCGTTTGGAGCGAGGACAAGACCGCTGAAGCCGCTCGTGCCTACGACTATATTCGAAGATCCAAGACCGACCGGATCGAACTGGATGACATTGGCCGTCCCGGGGGATGGAACAAGGACGTTTCCGGAGGGCAAGAGGCAGGCGCCTTGTTGGGCCCCGCCGCCACTCGCCAAGGGGAGCGCAAGGATGTTCGACAGTGACCCTCCAGTAAAGTTCATGACATTTGAGGGAGTTCCTTGGGGCGCGAATATGACGCCGTTCGATGTCAGAACACCCGAGTACGAACCAGTAGGGAGCGAAGCCACGACAGAATAATTAAAATTCACGGGGTTGTACATTCCTATATTCGAAGTCTGTGGGACAAAGAGGACATTGCCGTTGGGCAAAAGGACCCCACCGTTAAAAGAGTCGGTGATGGCCGCACCACTCGGGACCACTTGACTGGCCAATTGCGTCTTTGGGGTGTAGAGTCCTATTGATGAGGACCCCGAAGGAACGAAAAGGACAGTTCCGTCCGGGAGAAAGACACCTCCTGAATATCCAGTCCCATAAACAACATTTGAATACGCAGGACTTGAGCTCTTGGACCAGAAAGAGGTCAGGGCTGCATTACACGTTCCAGATATCCACGCCTGAATAAGCGGGCCGTTTACAGAGTTTGGAATGAGATGTGGGGATCTGAGAGTCAGGTCCTCGACGCTATACTGAAGGTTCGGGGTTGTCAAGAGACCAGCGACAAAGACGTTCCCTTGGACAAAGAGGTTCGCGCCCTGCGGACTCGTCGTTCCGATCCCCACATTACTTCCAAAAACAATAGTTGTTGAATTCAAAAACCCGGCATTCAGAGTCGTCACGAGGACGTTTCCAGCCGTGAGGGCGTTGCTTACGTAGACGTTGCCTTGGACAAAGAGATTCGAGGCGCTCGGGACGTCCGTTCCTATCCATGCGTTACTCGGAAATACAATACTTTTTGTGTTCAAAAATCCAGAATTCAGAGTCGCCACAGAGACATTTGTAGCCGTGAGGGCGTTGCTTACATAGACGTTGCCTTGGACGTAGAGGTTTGAAGCGCCCGAACCCATGTACCCTGCGATGATCGTCACTATGTTCGAAACAGATGCGTTCATGGTCGAAACCAGAGTCGTGCTTAACAGGGCGTTCGAGACGTAGGCATTGCCCTGAATGTAGAGCATAGTGCCAGAGGGATTGGAGGTTCCGAGAGAGAATTTTCCAGGAAATAGACTTTGGACAGAGAGTATAGAGGTGTTGAGGAGAGAGGCGGAGAGGAGAGAGGCGGTCAAGGAGTTGCTCACGTAAAAGTTTCCTAGAAAGCTCGTGTTGCTCGTATTGGCTCCGTATTTATAGCCGTTGAGAGACATGTTTGGAAAGAAACTCGTGAGGTTTGCAGTCTGAAGGTTCGAGGTGACGACATTTGCAGATGTGAACCAGGGGCCGGCAGGGGCTCCTATATATGCTGAAACTCCCAGGGTTGTAATGTTTGAGGCATAAAAGACACCCCCAGAGGTGAAGTTTTGATTTTGAACATAATTGCCCAGGACCTTCTGGTCGCCATAGTACCAGATGGCTGACATTAATATCTCTTACTATTATAAAATGATGCACAAGATCCTACCCTTTGTTCTGTTCTTCATTGTGGCCAACCCGCGGATGTTTATGATTACCGGACGGGTTCTTGGTCCTCGGGTCGCGGATGCTACAGGACGGCCTACTCAGGTGGGCGTCCTCCTGCACGCGCTTGTGTACGTGCTGCTATGCACTGTGATTTGGGGGCTGGTGTACTGAGACCGAGTGGCGTCCCGGGGCCGCAGGCCCCATGCACGAGATTCGTGATCCTAGGATCTGGAACAGAGGCCCTGCGGGCCTCGACTCCGTCTCAGTACTCCAGGTCCTTGAGGGCCTCCTCAAAGAGCCTCTTGACTTCAGTGGTGCCCTGGTAGCCCTTGAGGGTCGCCAGTAGCCCCTCTCGAATATCTTTAAAATTTTGTTCCTTCTGCTGATCAATAGACCACAGAGCCATCTGGTTCTGGACATCCACGTTCGACCAGACCTTATGGGCCTGGTCCCACATCCCTGTAAAGTCACCCTTCCAATTCTTCTCAACCCAGGATGTCATGTATTTGTACGAGTGACGGGGCTCCGACTCCCGTTCGAACACATGACAGACTGATCCGTCCGACTCGTCAATCACTGCGAGCTCTGAGGCTATCCATGTCAGAAACATTAAAATTATTTTGTTTTATTTTTTGGAGAGTGGGGCGCGGGCTAAAAATTATTTATGACCATGAAAGTATTTGATAGAGTAGAGTCCATAGATGTTACGGTGACGACGCAGAAGGTTTTAGTCACGTAATACGGGTTGGTCCCGTTGTTAGCAATTGTGTTCCAGCCTCCTCCTGTCACTATAAAGTTTGACCCACCGCCTCCCCAGTAAGCGAAAACTTGTACCTGTTTTGCAGGCGTCGCATTCGAAACAGAGAGTGTCAGTTGCCCGGCGCAGTGACAGTGAATAAAAGCATTAGAAGTTGATAAATCAATGTCGACAGCTGAAATAGTAGGTGAAGTCGGATATACTTTTGCGGTCGGCTTGATGTAAGCGTTACTCTGGGTCAGACCGTCTGAGTATATAACATTTCCAGCTTTGACTGAATTGACGTTGCTAAAAGTCAAGACCTTGTTCTGGACATTCATGGTCGCTGCTGTTCCCAGTACAGAATCAATAAAATCAACATTTCCAGTGCGAATTGACTGGACGTTGTTCAAGAGCAGGGTCCCGTTATTAACCGTCAGATTTGTCGGAACCTGTGTGACCGTATCTATGAGAACAAGGTTTCCAGTTATCAGGGCTGCCCCTGAGCTATTGTTTGTGAGGAGCTGGCCATTTGTGACGGTTATTCCAGCTGGAGTTCCAAGAGCCGTGTCAGTCAAGAAGAGTGTCCCTGGGCCGAGACTGAGGGACTTCCAGCGATAAGAGGACGTGCCTAGAACGTAAAAGTCGTCTATGGCTGGAATGAGGTCTGAGTTTATGGTGGTAGGGGGAATTGCAAAGACACCTCCCCCAGTCCTGCTGAAATAGGCCGCCATCTATTACTTGGTGAGAGTTTCTTAGGCCCATCCTGCAATATTAGGATTTACACCCTGCCTGCCCACCATTGTAAATTCTATATATGTCCCGGCACGTGATTGTAAAACTGTAAACAAACCGGCCGCGCTATTTGCTATCTGCGGTATCACAGTGCCTGCGACCGTTACATTTACGAAACCGTCCATCATTACATAAAAATTTGTTGCAGTCGCTGCAGTTAAAGTAGCTGGATGTATGGCAACCGTAGTTTTAGTTACGTTATCTATACTTGAAGGGGCGGTTGCCGCAATGGCAGTTGTAAATGCTGACGTTGTAAGAACAGTTTGTGTTGTTATACCTATCGTATAACCCGCCAGGCCTGTCCATACCGTGTTCATTGTACCTGATGTTGCTGCTTGTGTAACTGTAAATAGTAACTTACCACGTACTTTATATAAACCAACTGGCAAGGTGACGCCAAAACCAGTCGTGCCGCTAAGCCATGAACACGCGGTCGTACCAGAGGATCCCTGGGACCCCAGTGTCACCGCCGCAGTTAATCGATATGTGAATATACTAGGAGAAAGTCCTCTCAAATTTACCGTAGTCGAATAGAACACGTTATCGGTCGTGTTGAACTCGACGGCCCCCTTGACGATATTCCCACCCGTCGCTCCAGTGAGTCCTCCTCCAGATAAGTATAAATTTGATGATGTAAGAGTATTTGATACTGCAATGTTGCTCGGGAGCAGGGAGTTGTCCAGGGTCCCGGTCGTGACGTTCGAGGCGCTCATGGAATAAAGGCCGAGCCCGTTTGCCGAGACGTTCGATACGCTTATTATGCTCGGGAGCAGGGAGTTGCCCAGGGTCCCGGTCGTGA